GCTTGTACAGCATAAGCATCACGCAATTGATCAACATTATCATGTTTGATAAGTGTGTCTTGTGCATTTGAAGCTGTTGTGTATGCAGTTTTACGGTAAATAGGCTGTCCTTCAAAAGTACATACTATACCTGTAGAGCCAGCTACTTTAAGATCACGCTCAGGAGTTTTAGAATTAAATGGCTCTAAAGCTTCTTTAATTACAATTTGTCCTGGTAACTCTTGTCCAGCATAAAAGTTCATAGCTTTCAACTCATTGATGTCACCATGAATTAATGTACTAACTGGTTTTCTTCTTAAGAATCCATTGTCATCAATGACAGATCTTACTTGCTCTAATCTAACATAACCAAATTGTGCATTACCAGACAATGTAATAACTGATCCTGTTGTAGCATCACCTACAACTTTAACTTTTGTGTTCATAACTTTAAGTTTTAAAATAAATAAATAAATAATTGATTGTTTTGAGTTGATTGTACTATATCATTAGTTACTCATGCTAAGTGATAAGTTGTTAATACCTTATTGCAATTCAGGTATTATGTATCCAGTGGGCCCGTTAAGTCTATGATATCATCAAATGGGTCATCATCTGATATCACATCATCATCACTTTCATCATCTGCTAGATAATCAAAGTCATAATATTTTTCTTGTTTGTTTTTTTCTACTGCTGATCCTGTGAATGGATCTAAGATATGTTCTCCATAGTCTAGAGACATAAGGTACTGCACATCTTCATCTGTAAGATCAAGATATTCCTCTATTGAGAGATTAACTACTTTCCCATTTGGGAGCTGATATTGCATTACCGGCATAAAATTATGCTAGTAAATGTAGCACTTTTAATTATACCTGTAAAGTTTAAACCAATAATATTTAGCATTATATAGCTAAACAATGAGAAGGGAGCATTTCTACTCCCTCTATCATTTGGTCAGGAAAAGCATATTCACAGAATACACTTCTTAAAACTCTTCTATAACTTCTAGTTGATCTTCTCTAAGGTAAACAGTGTCAAGTTTAGTAGTCCCAGTACCTACAACTCCTGTATATTCTACAATATATGGGCTGTATTCATGATAACCTCTAAACTCTTTTATAGTCACTACAATTTTGTCATCTGTATCTGCAAACTTTTGTCTAGTAAGTTCTTTATCTATACCATATCCAACATTTGACGCATCCATTTTGCATAATGTACCAACAGATATAATATCCGGCAACTTATTACCTATCATAAGTTTGAAAAAGTGATCTACACCTTGAGAATTATTACATAGCATAGGAGTAAGTAACTTAACAAACTCCTCTGAATTTGGATCTTTGATGATCTTACTGAGAGCTTTTGCTACATCAGTATCATCATATGTAACACTTATCTTCATACTACTAGATATTGTTTCTTAAATCCCTTATTTTAGCTAACAGAGCTTCATTATAGTTTGTAAAGAACTTTTTATCCAGTATTCTAGACTTGATTCTAGATTTCTTTCTTGGATTAATACATCCTTTACAACCTGTTCTGATAGCTTCACCGTTAAGATCAACTATCTCTGCCTTAAGATCAAATCCTAAGACAGAGGTAATTAGTGTCTTATCCATTGCCAAACATGTTTTTGAGCATATTATGAATCCTTTCATGTGACTCATTCTTCTCAATAACTTTAGCCATCATAAGAGTAGCAAAAACTACTTCATTAGTATGAGTGCATATGTCAACAACCTTTTCCATTGCAACATGCACACGTTTACTACTCTCAAAAGACTCTAAACAGGCAGTTAATAATACTTCTGCTCTTACATCATTGATACCCAGATTCTTATGAATCAGCTCAGCTTCATCATCAATGATAAGTAGCTTATACTTAACATCAGTGTTGTAACTCTTTTCTTTCTTCTTGAACAATTTTCCTAACCAGTTCATAATTACAAATTTTAATTAATACTCTCTACCTAATGCTATCCAATCCTCATCTTCAAGGATCCACATCTCATCAATGTAACCTAGATCATTAAGGGTGTACATAGTATTCCAAAACTCTACTACTATGATACCATCATTTCTTTTAGTTACATTCACTAAAACATCATTTGTAAGCTCAATTACATTCTTAACAAATTTCTTCTCAGACCTTGTTAAATTTTTTGGTAAGTTTTGGGAGTAACCAGCTCCGGCAATCATAAGTGCCACAATCATAAATAACTTTTTCATCTTACATAAATATTAAAATTGTTAAACCTAATACAACCATTGTGTATAGTACTACAAGAAATGCAGCACTCACATTGTTGTTTTCTCTTATTGAATCCTTCTCATCTTCAATACAATCCTCAATACAAGCTATAGTATATTCTAGCTCATGTCTTCTTGTTTTGTACCACTCTTCACTAGGCTCATAAATATGGAGCTCTTCTAATTCTTGTTGGCATCTTGCTCTTTCTTGTTCTAGTTCTTCTAGTCTACTCATAATCATAAGATTTAATAATACAAAAGGAGCCAAGTTTCCCCGGCTCCTATAACTCTTAGTACCTTAGATACTAAATTCTTTCTTCTGTGTCTACCTGACCATAGGCATCACATGCATGACCGCTTGTACCACAACTAGCAAATAATACTGCTATTGTAGTAACTACTGCAAACCATACAACTACTGCTGATATTGTTTTCATACTGTAAATTAAGTAATTAATAAATATTATCCAAATCTGCTGGTGGATAAGGTACAATCTCCTGATCATACTCATTCAATAACCACAGTTTATCTTCCAATGGAAGAGCAAATAGTTGTTGTTTGCTTTTGTCATCCAATCCCTTTCCATAGAATTTTGTTGCGGAAACAAGAAGTCTTAAGTTAATGTTAGACTCCCTTGCATGCAGAGTTTCTACAAACTCTCTGTTGTTAATCATAGTTGCATTCATACTATTTTGTTTTTATAAATTACTAAATTAAGAAGCAAGAGAATAATCTCTCACTATGTAAACTACCTGTCCAACTGCAGGATGGTTAAATTCTTTATCAATCCGGAAATTCTCTTTAAGTTTCTCCTGTATAAGAGATTCAAGAGAAACACCTAGTTGTAAGGCATAATCTTCTGTGAGGACAATAAGATCCTCAATAGTTACTTTCTTCATAAGTTTATTTTTGAGTGAATAATTAATATATATAGTCACCTTGTGACAGGAACATATAGCTAAAATCAAATACAAATACTAAGTCAAAGACCTTCTCTTCTGCAAAGACAAATACAAATACTAAGTCTCATTGTTATCAGCCAATTGCATATTTTGTTTTTATGCATAACCTGTCTGATGATGAGTTCTATCTCAGTTTTTATAATTTGAAGAGAAGCGGTTTTATACTATTAAGTATTCATTGTATAATGGTAATCAACCATTGAATTTTAGTTGTTCTGGATTCCTGTCACTAGGTATAAAGAGTAAGAGAATCAGCTTGTGCCTATCTCTTACTCACCTAATTAGTACACTATTTCTCAGGTGTAATGAACATATCAATTACATGCTGAAATCTAGGATCAACATTGATTCTCAATGCTGCAGCAGCTTTAATATCCAACTCACGTTGACTATTAAACTCCATAGTAAGTCTCAGTATCTCACCATTGTAAGCATCCATTGCTAACTGATACTTCTCATGAGCTTCTTTCTCAAGCTTTAAGAACTCAGCAGCTTTGTCTGCATTAACTCTCTGAATGCGTGCATTCTCATCACTAACTAAGTTTTTAACCTTAGCTTTGTAATAATTTACACGTTGCTCATGAACTCTATGCTCTGCAGCAATATTCTCATGAACACTCATCAAGACCGGAGCTAAATGATGCTTAGTCACCTTCACTGGAGTCTTCTTCCCGTCCTCAACTTCAAACCACTCAATACTAGGAGTATTAGGTAGTTCTTTTCTCAACTGAGTTAGTTTACCACTTTTATGGATAAACTGACCAAGATGAGAAGCTAAAGCTTCAGCTTGAAGATACTCAGCATACTCAGCATCAGATAACTGAGTCCAACCCCATGACTCTTCAACACCATACTCAACCTCATAGTCATCTATTAACTCTCTCTCAGGTTTAACTAAGTGAGATAAATCAGGCTGACTATTCTTGATACTTGATATCATGGCATCTTTACTCCTAATAGCTTCCATTAAGAAAGCTTGAGCAGCATGTAAGTCACCCTTATTCTTCAATAAGTCAAGGATGTTATCCGGCATAGGCACTCCATCTTGTAATGAATATACCTGACCGGCAACTGTAATAGATTTACTACAGTTGTTGTAAGAATCCAATTCTCTTTGGATTTCTATAGCATTTTGGTTACAAAGATTACTAATACTTTGTGCTTGGGACATGCTCAACCCTTTTGTAGACAAGTTTCTCATAAGTTCTGGTTTTAGAGATTTATAAATAATTAATTAAGTTACTAGTTAAAAGACCCCTCTGCACTCAGTTGTAACCTATAGGTAGTATGTGTTATATACATACATCTAATTTCGATTACAACTGCCTGACCTTGGGAATCAGGAATGGTGCATTAAAAACTCTCATCCAAATATTGGATACTTATATTACTATAAGTACAAGGTTGCAATCCTTGATATATATCTCCATAAAAGACAGTAACCTTACTGTTACACCTTTAAATTCCTTTTATCTTGGTAATACACCTGCTTGGATGAGAGTATATATACCACAAGTCAACCCCTGCTTTACAGGATGAGAGGTTATGCCTGAAACCTTGTGGTAAATAGTTTTATAGTATGTGTAGACCATTTGATACTTAAGTTTTTATAGCACCACAACATATAATCCGGATACCTACTTACTGCTTCTTCTACAGTAAGATTAATAATATGTGGTTTATTACTAAACCAACAGTTATCCCATGGTCTAGTTCTTTTTCTAGTTTCATATGTGCTACTTCTTTCATTAAGTTTACCCTCAAATCTCTTAGATTCCGGTCTATGAGATTGTTTAAGTTTCACTAATTTATATCTGCTATATAAATGAGGATAGTGTAGCCTAATCATTTCTTCTACTTTAGGGTGATTAGGTAATTGTTCTAAGTGTTCAGCTGTAATAATCATAAGTTTTAATTTAAGTTAATAATCATATTTTGACCGGATTAATAATCCCCGGAAGATATTACTGTCCAACACTCTTACTTAATAGTAATAATATATAGTAATAGTAATAAGTTAGTTTAGTAAGAGTCTGTGTAATTTATTAAGCTAGTTCTAGCCATATATATTAATATTGAGCTTAGTTCTAGATTGTTAGCTTTTACTTTTACTAATGTGACCGTGGAGAGTTTAACACCCATTTTAACACTCTCTTACACATTTTTCTATACTAATCCTGCACAATTTATATACTCAGAGTCAGAATGATTCCCGGGCTAGTATGCAGTATGTGTGTATTGTAGTGTAAACAGCCATAATAGTACTTACTATTCCTACTTGACCGGATCATTCCACGCTATCTTCCCCACTCCCTTATGAGTGGAAATAAGCCTGCGAAGCACAAAGAAAAAAACCATGGTTAACTATTTAATATCATGGTTAACTATTTAAATAAAGCCACTATACCTACTATAGGTTAAGTAATCAAGCTGAATAAAAAAAGAACACCCTGTATTTCTACAGAGTGCTCTTAATTACCTTACTTCTTAGGTACCTTGTTGAAGTCTTGGATAACTCCTGCTGTTTGGAAGTCTTCCATATTCAAGCCCAAGTCAGCTAAGCTAGCTTCAGTACCTCTTGCTAAGTGAGACATAATAAACAACGGTTTACTACCTGCACTAGCAATAATCTTTGTAAGATAGCTAACTCCCTTTTCAACACCATAATCAGCATTGCCTTTGTATAACAATGCAGGTACAGATTGTTGATTACCCAATGCATTCTCAAACTTAATAGTAACGGGATAAAACTCATTACCATTTTTGTTTGCAATTGGGTTGCTACCTTGAGATACCAATTCCGCAGTAATAGATGCTACTAATACTGTGTCTCCTGCCGGTGTTGTTTCCGGCTTAAATTCAATTTTGCTCATAATGCTAAAATTTAAAAGGTTAATAATCCCCCTCTATTATGAGTGGAAAAAAGCCTTGTTGCGGAGCAACAACAAAAGACACCATGGTTAACATTTAAAAAAAAAGGGGATTACTCCCCCTTATTCTAAACTAAACATCTTTCTGTTTCTGCTTTTAACTTTTGCTCAAGTGCTTGATGTGCTTCTTCAGATAATCTACACATTGCATCTATACCACCTGCATCTTGTATAAGTTTAGTAGCAACAGTTCCTTCCCACATCATATCATACCAAGCTTGCATAACTTCAGGATAAGCACAAACTGCAAATGCTGTTTCATATGTGTATCTTTTATTTACATAAATACACTTTAAGTCAGCAACCATTTCCTCAGCTACATCCATTGGTATATTATATCTGGATAAACAAAAGCCTTGAACAGTCCATTCTTCTTTGTCCTTACTATAACCTGCTATAGTTCTAACAGTAGCTGAAGACAAGAAAGATAATTTAATTTCTTTCTGTAAATACAGAGTAATTCGGGATGCAAGTATACTAACTTGATTTTCCCATTCATAACCTAAATAGCTCATAATATATAGTTTTAAATATTTCAGTTTATTAAAAGTGGAGAAACACTCTGGTTAAGTATCTATATATCAAAGTAATAAAGCACCACATTTAAAGTGATGCTTTAATCTCATGCATTAGGGTTTAATACCCATTCCTTAACGGTAACAATCCCGTTGATAATTACATAACTTACCATGGTATATAGATTTAGAATTTACAATTAATTTAAAGTGGAGAAATAATAAAGGGAGTTAATAACCCCCTTCATTCATTTGGTCTTCAGCTTGACTTACTAAGCTTTCAATACCTTCTTGAACATGTGCTCTATAAGCCTTCAAGTCAGACAGCTCACATTTCTGTTCAAAGGTCTTTGCTATGTTTTCTAAGCTATCAATCAATAGGTCTAACTGATCAGCTATAGCAAATAGTTCTTTTGATTCCATAATATATAATTTTAATTAGTTACATTTAAAAGTGGAGAAAACTAAGAGCTTATTCAGCTCTCAGTCTTGTCCAATCTTCATCACCAAGTACATATATCTCAGTGATCTTACTAGTAGAGTCTAAGACTACTATCATCTTGTCTTCAAACTCTACTACAGTTTTGTCAGCTTGATTAGTGACAACAGGTGTTCCCCACAAAGTAAGGATTAATGCTAATGTATTCATAGTATATTAATTTAGTTTAGATTTAAAGTGGAAAATAATAAAGGGGAATTACTCCCCCTTATCTGCATCTGTAACTTTGTCTTCCAAAGTTTCATCATACTCAAATGTTCCGGTCTCTATATACTCTATGATTTCTGCCTTATAAGCATAATCAACTACCTTCCCATCAGGAAAGAATAGAGCATAAGTGTTTCTACCTTCAACATCATGTTGGTACACTACAGTCCCTGTAATGAGATACCAAATAAAAATAATTTTTGCAAGCATGGTTTATATGTATTTGTTATTATATATTATGAGTGGAAAAACACACACAAAATAAAGGAGCTATTGCTCCTTTATATCTATGTCCCAAAAGTGTGCTCCAAAGTCTCCTTCTTGAAGAGAGTAAAGCAAAGAGTCAAGTTCCCTTGCAGTAAGGTCAGGTCTTGTAGTCTTTATTGTTTGTTCAGGTTCTCCTGTGTCTCCTCCTCCAATAGTAGTTTTGTAGCTTAAGATGTAAAATGTCTCATTCATATTCTATAGATTTAATTATTATCACTTAAAAGTGGAAAAAGAAAAAGGGAATTACTTCCCTTGTTCATGAGCATAACACTTTGGATACTCTCCATATGTTTTAATGTATGCTTTAATAAACTCTTGCTTTTGTTCTTCTAACTTAGCAAGCATTACATCTTCCCATTTTTCTGTTGTCTCTTCCATAATTATTAATTTATTTATTATCATCATTTAAAAGTGGAGATACACTATATACATATACTGTGTGTGCTTGCCTGCTTGTTAGATATATAACATGTTGGTTGAGATATTTCAGGAAGCATTGGTTATATACATCATACTATACATCATACTATCTAACATATCTATTGATAACTATCATGCTATTACATACATATTTCCTACAGATAAAAATATATTATTGCATCTTGATTTGTTTTTGTCTGCCATTTCTTCACGGGGGGTACCACCAACTCCAGCTGAGGGTGGGGCTCATCCATGCATACCCCACCTCATTCTCTTATGTGCAACATTTTACCATCACATTCTACTATATACAATACCACCACATTCTAATTAAAGTTATATCTTTGTAATAAGATATGTGTTTCCTGGTCAACGGACTGGGTAAGAAGTCCCGGGTGTTACAGTCCGGGATTTTTTTATATCTTTGTTACATGGCATATATAGAACACAATTTTTTTCCACTGAAGGTATATGTTAGGAATGAGTACATGTATCAGCACACTAAGGGTTTAGGAGAATTTACCCCGGGGGTTATCATTTCAGTTAGGTGTATGCCGGGTCAAGCTGCACTGTTCCAGGTACTGTTAGACAATGGAGTGCTTAGAGATAAGCTACCAGCCCATGCATTACTGACTGAACCAAAGCTACCGGATCCTGACCTACCGTTTCACTACTTACAGATATGGAATTGTTTCTCCTATAACTTTACTCTGTTACATCTGTCATATCTTTATGATACTCCAGTGGAAGTTTATATGAAAGATAAAAAGTTCCACAAAGGAAACTACTATGCTACTATTAACTGGGGTAGTAATGATATGAACACAGACTTGTCTCTGGCTGAAGATGCACTAGAACATAAGAGTCACCATATTATTCTCCTGGACAATGGTCAGATAGCACTACAACCTAACAACCGGATTAAGTGGTCTGAACCTAGCTTTGTTACTAAGCCTTTTCCTGAGAGACCTGACTATCTGGTTAACAAAGACTACTACAATTGTGAGGGTTATGAAAAATGGAATACAGAAGATTCTGAAAGAATGTTTTATGATACAGAATAATTTATTATATTTGTACTGTTCATTTTACTAAATGATAAACATAATTGATTTGATTTGCTAGAAGCCCTGGAAATTTTCCGGGGTTTTTAGTTTAAACAAAAAAAATTTATATATTTGTCATCACTAAGTTTATTATATGAGATGACACTAGAACAGAAAAAGTTATGGCTGCTTGTTGCAGAAAAGACAGGGTCTAACTTAGAGGCTAGGATGGTCTATGATGAACTATTAAAAATATTAGACATGGAAAAAGATACAGTAATTGTTTCTATCACAGAAACAGAAGGAGGCTTGGAGGTAAGAGTTAATGAGGGTGCTTATGGCAATCCACATATCATAGGTATCTTAGAGAAGATTAAGTTTACACTCTTGTCAGAAGATCCTCCTATGGTAGAGAAAGTACCATCTTCTACTACCACTAACCAAAAGTATGATGCGTAAATTTTTAAAACCAACAATATGAGTGAAAAGAAACCGGTATATGCTATACCAGATCAAGCTCCAGAAGTACTTGAGCACAAGATCATCCCATTTGGACATCAGTTAATGGGATTAGATCCAGATAATCTAGATGATACCACAGTAACTAAAGTAAAGTTACTAGCAGCTGAAATGGCTGAGATCTTAAAGAAAGACTATGAGAATGAAAGAGGTCCGTTGAAAAGTCTGCTCTTTGACCATGCATTAGGTGAGATATTAAATGCATCCATGTCAGTAGTAAAAGTATTAACTCTAAAAAATAAATAAACATGAAACCGTTTAAGTTATTAAGAGGCCGCACTATTTTATTAAGTGTACCTGAAAGAAAAAAGTCAGCACTTGAGCTGTCTGCCAAGGATGAAGAAGCAATGATGCAAGAAGCTGCAAAGCTGTGGAGTAGACTTACAGTTTATGCCATAGGAGATAAAGTAGAAGATGTCAAAGAAGGTGATGTTGTTTATGTAAGAACAGGGGCCCTGAATATGGAGCACATGGAGCGCATAGAAATAGATGGAGCTATCAAACTTGTTCTTAATGAAGGTGACGTAGTTATAGTATGGTAAGTTATGGCAACAAAAAATTATAATACATATACTCCAAGTCCAGGTGATAAATACTCTCCATATGCAGATATGGCAAAGGATGTTTATGGAAAGGATACTAGTATTACTACTAGTCCCTGCCCTACAGCAGAAGAAATAGACTGGAGTAAAAGAGTTGTAAACTTAGATCAAGGACCAAGACCTAAATACTATGGTGGTAAGGATAATACCTATGAAGTGTTTCAAGTACTAGAGGCTTGGGGACTTGATAAAGACTTTTATCTAGGTAATGTGATCAAGTATGTTGCTAGAGCTGGTAAGAAAAATAAATTGACTGAAAAGGAAGATTTACAAAAAGCTTTAGTATATTTACAAAAAAGAATTGACTCACTATGATACTGAAAGGAATCCTGTTTATATTTGGTGTAATGGTCATAGGCTTTTTATTCTTAGTAAACAATGCTATGAGTAAGCCTTTGTATAATAAGATACATAATGTCTGGGAAGAAGACCCAGAAGGAAAGAAATATGCTAATTTAACCTTGACAGTAATGCTCTTTATTGCATTCTTCATGGGCTTGATGTTTTAACCTACATGCTCTCCAAACAAAAAGATCCTTAGTTTTTTAGCTAAGGATTTTTTTATATCAAATATTTTTTGTATATTATAGTATATTTATAAAACTAATTATCATGGATATCTTAAATTTTATTTCTTGGATAAGAGGACGCAGACAAGTAACATCTGTAGATCCTGCTAAAACAGTATTACCAGTAGGACTTAAAGATCCTAGAAGAGATGACGCTTATCTGGCAGGAGCAATTACTGTACAGGACTTTATAGGTCAAATAACACCAGGCGCAACCGGTCCAACTGGACCACAAGGACCTCAGGGGCCTCAGGGAATTGCCGGACCTCAAGGAAATCAGGGAGCTACTGGACCAGCTGGTATACAAGGACCTTCTGGAGTACAAGGTATTCAAGGAAATCCAGGACCTGTGGGACCTGCCGGTTTAGTATGGGAAGGTACATGGGTATCCGGTACATCTTATTCAATAAATGATTCAGTTGGTTATAATGGTGCTTCATGGTACTGTATTGCTCCAACATCAGGAACAACTCCTCCAAACTTAGCTACTGCAAACTGGGCATTGTTAGCATCTCAAGGTGCACAAGGTCCTCAAGGTATTCAGGGAGCACAAGGTATACAAGGTGCTGTTGGACCTCAAGGTATACAAGGACCAATTGGTTTAACTGGAGCTACCGGTGCTCAAGGGCCTCTTGGACCAGTGGGACCAACAGGTCCTCAAGGAATACAAGGTGTGCCTGGACCAGTAGGACCTGCTGGATTGAATTGGCAAGGTGCGTGGGTTTCTGGAAATTCATATAATGTAGATGATGCAGTTGGTTATGCAGGTGCATCTTACTTTTGTATAACAGCAACATCAGGAACTACTAGTCCAGATATTGATCCATTAAATTGGGCTTTATTGGCATCACAAGGTGCCGTAGGACCTGCAGGTGCAAATGGTGCTACAGGTGCAACAGGAGCACAGGGTGCACAAGGACCACAAGGAGTTCCGGGACCAGTTGGTCCAGCAGGATTAAACTGGAGTGGCGCATGGTCTAATGCTGGTACATATGCTGAGAATGATGCTGTATCTTTTGCAGGTGAATCATTCTTTTGTTATAATCCATCTGGTGTAGGTCCATCTGTTACAGATCCATCTGTTGATACTGCAAATTGGGCACTACTTGCTGCACAGGGTGCTACTGGTCCTCAGGGTCCTCAAGGGATTCAAGGAATTCCTGGTCCGGCTGGTCCTGTACCACCTGATTATGTTAAAACTATATTTAACCATCCTGATTTTGGAGCTGGAGTTACTGGAACTACTGTTCCTGTTATTTCAGTATTTAAGGATATAAGTGGTATGTTAGCAACAGATTCAATTCTTGAAATATCTTGGGGTTGTTATAGAACTACTGCATTTGGAAATGTTCAATCTCAAGTATATCTATCAGATTTACCAGATTTTACAGG